GAAAAAGAACGTACAAGCCATACGAAAAGATGGTTCCACGTATAGAACCCGTATCCGCTTGGGACTTTCATCCAGACCCATCTGCAACATCCATAGAGGATTGCGAGTACGTTATTGAACGTCACCGTATGAATCGACAGCAGATGCGTGGGCTGTTGATGCGTCCTCACTTCAATGCGGATGCAATTAACGCTTGTTTAGGAAAAGGGCCAAACTACAACGATAAGTATTACGAAGATACTATTCGAGAAGACGAAACAGAAGCGTACTATCAGGAGAGTCGGTACGAAGTTCTTGAATACTGGGGCGTACTCGATGTTTACTTTGCACAAAGAGTGGGATTAGATGTGCCTGACGATGCCTCTGGTCTTGACCAAGTACAAATCAACGCATGGGTATGTGGCGAAGAGGTTCTTCGTTGTGTGCTGAACCCGTTTACACCAGTTCGTATTCCATATCAGGCGTTTCCGTTTGAAATCAATCCCTATCAGTTGTGGGGTGTTGGTGTAGCGGAGAACATGGAAGCATCACAGAAGCTGATGAACGGACATTATCGCATGGCGATTGACAACCTAGCTCTTGCTGGTAACCTTGTATTTGATGTAGACGAGGCCAGCCTCGTTCCCGGTCAGAACATGGACATCTTTCCCGGCAAAATATTCCGTCGTCAATCAGGCGTCACAGGTACAGCAATCAATGGTCTGAAGTTTCCTAACACTGCACCCGAAAACATACAGATGTATCAAATTAGCAGACAGCTTGCTGACGAAGATACGGGCATCCCGTCTATTATGCACGGGCAAACAGGAGTAACTGGCACAGGACGAACCGCATCAGGTCTTTCGATGTTGATGGGTTCAGCAAACCTTGCCATGAAGACAGTTATTAAAAATGTAGACGACTATCTTCTCAAGCCACTGGGCGAATCTTACTTTCAGTGGAACATGCAATTTAATGAGAAAGTGGAAGATATTACGGGGGACTTGGAAATTAAGCCACGCGGCTCTGCAGCCGTTATGCAAAAGGAAGTACGCACTCAGCGACTAACCGCTTTGCTACAAACCGTGGCTAACCCTATGCTGGCTCCATTTATTAAGATACCAAACTTGATGAGAGAACTGGCTATATCGCAAGATATTGACCCCGAAAGTCTTGTTAACGATGTAAACGAGGCTCAACTGTACGCTCAAATGTTACAAGGATTGATGGCAGATGCTCAACAAGCAGCAGGCGCAAAAACTAGCCCCAATAATCAACAACAAGGAATGGCCCCTGATGGTGGATTACCTGACGGACCTCAGAGAGTTGACGATTCAGGGCGTGGTGATGGCACAATCGGAACAGGAGTTGTTCCGTCAGCAGGGGAAGCTGGCTTTACTGGAAACTCTCCTCAAATTGAAGAGTAATCATGAGGCGGTAATAAAGAATGGCAACAGTTCTAACACGTAATCAATACGAAAATCAGTTCGTTGATTTTTACGAACAGACCTTGGGTACGGGCATATCTGTAGTTGACCCGATTGAAGATGATGACGACGACACTCAAGATGATGGAACAACACGTTCTGGTACGCTTACTGGTGTGATGGGTGTAGGTGGAGAAGATGCGTTTAATCCTATGGCAGGAACGTCAATAACAGGGGGACCACTCAAACCGCAGGCGTACAACGCTATGAATATCTCGGCTGGTCAATACGTACGAGACAACGCAAAATCTGCAAAAAAAAGTATGGATAAGTCCGATTCAGGATTTTCCAGCTACATGAAGAATCTAACGACGGAACAGTTTAAAAAAAGACCCGGAGAAGTTGCAATTTTAGGAGCGGCAAGCATTGCAACAGGACTGCCTCTGACAGTTGTCGGTGCAGTGGCTGGTGATTTGAACCGCAGAAAACAATTCGAAAATGCTACTTTAATTTCAGCCACTGGTGGTGGCAACATGATGAACCTCAACGGTCAAACTGTTAGTCGCGCACCGGGTAGTAACCAGTACACAGGCACACTTGGTAACTTTACCTCAAAACAAATATACGCGATTGAAGAGTTGGGTAAGGGCTACATTCCCGGTACGATGCAAGAAACATTTTTTGGGCAGATGGGAGACTATGATGATGAAAGTAGTGAAGGTGGTGGGTACACTGTTACAGGTAAGGAGGGTCTCCTTGATGCTGCTACGGCAGAACGTTTAGGTGGTAACTACGATGCGTACGGCATGTGGCACTCAACCAAGTATGGAACAGTATCAAGAGGCGCACCAATAAAAGCAGCAGAAGAGTTAGCTAAACAATTAGGAGTCTACACTCCTAACATGGACACAGCAGCCCTCGTTAAATTTAGTAACACTTGGAAAGATGCCGCAAAACCCCAAACAACGACACAAGGTACGTTTAAAGATTTCTTATCAGGTTTGTTTAGCAACCCTCTCCGTGATTCAACAATAGACGAATACAAAACACAACGAGATAAAGTATTAGCAAACATACGAGGATACGATTCGGATGAACAGGATGATGACAGCCAGCCAGACGGTACGAATGTATCTAACCAGTTTTCACAAAAAGTTGAGGAACAGGGGACAAGAGACTTTTTTGATGACGTTTACGAAGATGATGAGTCTGATGGCGGATTCTCACCGGGCGGCACTGGCGCGGGTCGTAGCGATTATCAAGGGGGCGGTACATCATTTGATAGTGGCTCATCTCCGTCATATAGTGGCGGTAGTATGAGTGATTTTGGAGACTACGGTAGTTATGAATTTGCTACGGGTGGACGTATCGGTATGCAGGCTGGCGGCACAGCCCCCGTTGGGTTCGTACAGGGGCCACCGGGTCAGTTTTCTGAAGCAGAGACTGTAGCAGATGACCAGCCGATGGAAGTGCCAGAGGGTACGTTTGTCATCAACGCACCGGCTGTAGAACATGCAGGTTCGCAAGACATACGCAAGATGATTCTTGATGCTTACACTGTAGCGCGAGAAAAAGGTCTTGACATTGGACGTGTAGACCGTAAACTATATGAGGAAAGCGTTGATGTCGCTCTGTCAAAGGGCGAAGTTGTCATACCCCCACAGATAGCAAAAATTATCGGGTACGACCGGCTAAGAAAAATCAACAATCGTGGAAAGAAGGAGGTCTCTCGTCGCCAAAAAGCGTCGGAGGGTGGCTTTCTTGGGTTAGCAGAAGGCGGTGCAGCGGAAGACCCTTTTAATTACGAAGACCCAATCATACTTGATGAAGTAAATAAAGGTATGCAAGCTTTGCTTGACGAGTACGCTAAGAGGGGTGTTAGAATAAACACAGAACCCTTTGATACGTCATTATCCGACGTTGAAGTAAGAGAAAGCCAAGAACGTGCGCGACAAATAAATGGTGAATATATCAGTGGAAATTACACTGGTGACCCCCTACCTGAAGGGGGAGGCAGACCTTATGTCAACGTTCCTAGAACACCTAGTCTTCTTAATTTCTTTATACTGGCAGAAGAATTACATCATTTAGATGCGTATAAAGATTCAAATCAAGTTGTATCTCCATATGATACAAGTCCGATGGCAACAGTAGAAATGCGATACGCAGAAGAATTAAGAGCAAAACAAAAAGCGTATGAGACTGTAAAAGGTCTGTTGCCTAAAGGTAAAAGAACAAAAGAGTTTACAGAAGATAACTATGCAAAAACCTTCCTCTTCTTTTTAAAACAAGCAACACCTGAAAATAGATATCAAAAAATTCTTGCAGACATGACAAAAAAGTATCCTGAATTAGCACGTGTTTCAAAACAGGATAAAAAAGCAGGTATGGCAGAGGGGGGCGTACCCACCCCAACTCGCAAACCAAAAAAAGAGCAACTTGCTGACATCGAATTTAGAGCGGATATGGAGATATTCATCCAAAACGACCCTCTCGCCAGATTAGGATACAAGTTGTACGAAGATAGAAATTTACGTTTTAATGCGTTTGTTGCCAATCCCCCTAAGTACGATAAAGATGGAGAACTTATAGGGGGAACCAGAAACACCGCAGGCGGTGCGTTTTATCCTGCACAGGGTGTTCGCAGAGATAAGAGTGATGACCCTCGCAGGACGAGACCTGCTCCAGAAAGTGTATTTGCAAAGGGTGTAAAAAGACAGGGAGTAAAGAGTCCCATTGAGGATTCAATTCCTCATATGTTTTTAGTTGCTGGTGAGTCAATAACTCAAGATAGATTTCAATCTTATATAACAGCGGCTCACGAATTAAGACATGCTGCTTTAGATTATTTGTCAAAAAAATATGACTTTGATTTGGAATCTATTTCTGTAGAAGAACAGATGATGGATTATGCAGACTTGATGGCAAGAGAAAAGGCTGCAAAGTTAAATCCCAATGTATCTAAAATATTTAAATTAAAAGACACTCAATATAAAAAGGAAAGTTCTAGTAGCATACCTGAAATTAAAAGAAAATATGACTTATACAGTGGTCTAGCAGAAAAAATGTTAAAGGAAGAGGGTTATCCCGCTCAAACTCCTGCTATGGAACCAGAAGGATTTTTGACCAGAACATACAAATCTCTGGTCAACTGATTTGTCAGCTACCCGCAACGCGGCCCTGACGTAACCGAAGCGGCTACCTACACGCCAAGTAGCCCCGCATCATGAGGTAAACCAAATGGCAAAAGTAAAAGGCCACAGAGCCAATAAACCAAACGACTCCTTTGGAGTAACAAATAACGAATCATTGTATCGCGGTAAATATCGTGAAGATGTTCTGAAAGATGACGAAGACCAAGAACAGGTAGAAGCATCTGAAGAAACAACTGACCCCGTAGAGAAAGAAGCGGCTACTCAGGAAGGCGATAGTTTCGTATCCCAAAAAGAAGCGGAACCAGAACACGACTACAAGAAACGTTACGATGACTTGAAGAGGCATTACGATAGTAAGGTCAACGAGTTCAAACAAGAAATTTCAAGTTTGAAAGAAGCAATGACTACCAAAGCTGTTGACATGCCGTCAGGCGTACCAGTGCCAAGAACACCAGAAGAACTGGAAAACTTTAAGAACAGGTATCCTGATGTGTTTGAAGTTGTACAAACTGTTGCAACATTACAAACAGAATCTCAAGTATCTCAACTTCGGGATGAAATTGGTACAATCAAAGAACGGGAAAAGGAACTGGAAAAGCAAAAAGCCTACGAGGAACTGCTACGGTTGCACCCTGACTTTGATGAACTAAAATCCACAGATGAGTTTTTAAGTTGGCTCGAAGAACAACCCGAAACTCTTTCAGACGGTATCTATAAAAACAATACCGATGCAAGATGGGCGGGTCGTGTAGTGGACCTTTATAAGGCCGATGCTGGTCTTAACAAACCCAAGAAGTCTAAGCGTCAGGCAAGTGCAGCAGATGCTGTAACCAAGACTGCCGCAAGAGAAGTATCCACTGATTCCAATGCGAACAAGAGGGTCTTCAAGGCTTCGCAAATCGCCAAGATGAAACCTTGGGAGTTTGAAAAGCTAGAAAGCGAGATTGACTCTGCAAGGGCTGAAGGGCGAATAGACTATAACTCTTAATCCTCAAAGGAAGGGATTGAACAATGGCTTTTGATTCAGCCGCAAGTTATGCAAACTTGCCTTCCGGGAACTTTACCCCGGAAATTTTTAGCCAAAAAGTTCTTAAATTCTTCCGTCGTGCTTCGGTTGCAGAAGATATTACTAATACCGATTACGCGGGTGAGATTGAAAACTTTGGCGATACGGTTCGCATAATTAAAGAACCGACTATCACTGTGTCTAGCTATACGCGTGGCTCAGTGGTAAATCCACAGGACTTGGCTGACGACCAAACTACTATGGTTGTTGACCAAGCTAACGCGTTTGCATTTAAGATTGACGACATCGAAGAGCGTCACTCTCATGTAAACTTCGAAGCATTGGCTACTTCTTCAGGAGCGTACTCTCTGAAGCGTAAGTACGATGCAAATATCCTTGACCTGATGGCAACTGACGCAGGTCTAACTGGTGAATCCGGTGCAACCACTGCTCAAATTTCAGGCATTGGTACGCTTGGTTCTGCCTTGGATATTGGTGGCAACTCTAGCCCCGGCGATTTGGCTGTAAATACTATGCTTGTCATGGCTGCAGCACTTGATGAACAAACTGTTCCTGAAGAAAATCGTTGGTTTGTTGCTCCCCCATTGTTCTATAAGCACCTATTCTCAGCAGGTGGTAAGTTTGCAGAAGTTCAGGTAACTGGCGATGGCACTTCCCCACTGCGTAACGGTCTTGTATCTTTGGGCAATATTGCTGGATTTACTTGTTACAAGTCAACTGCACTCGTTTCAAACGCAGGCATTGACCAAGTAACTGTGTCTGGTCTGGCAACTGACGGAAGTGAGAACATCATTCTTGGTGGTCACCTCTCCTCAACTGCAACTGCTTCGCACATTGCGAAGACTGAAGTTGTACGTTCAACTGAAACCTTTAGCGATATCGTTCGCGGATTGCATGTCTTCGGTCGTAAAGTACTACGTCCAGAAGCTATCGTTCGTGGCGTTGTTAGCTTAGACTAATAAGGGAGACTACTGATGGCGACTTATAATCGTACTGTAACTGGTGGTGGAACTGTTGGTCACCCCGGTAACGTTGCACGTCCTTACGTTGTAACTTCACCTGTCTATGATGCTGTAGATAACACTAGCCTTGCTGGTGACGATATCGTTCAGCTTATAGATTTGCCTGCAGATACTATGGTAATTGGTGGTTGCTTAGAAGTTCTTGAGGCTTCTGGTAACGCTAACGTTACTCTTGATGTGGGTACGTCAACTGACGTTGATGCTTTTGTTGACGGTGGCGCATCTAACGCTGCTGCTGATATTCAGTTCAACTTGAAGGCTGCAGGTGGTAACATCGTTACTTCTGCTGATACCGTCATGGTAACTGTTTTGGATTCGGGTTCGTCTGGAACCACTGCTCTACGCTTCCGCGTTCATGCAGTGTGTGTGGATATTTCACGCAATCCTACTGAGTCAGCAACTGTCTCAACAGGCACGTAATATTAGTCGGGGGGCGGGGAAACCTGCCCCTTGACAAACAACTTTTTTTATGATAAAAGCAGCTAACCCTGCCGGGATACAACCCCATGTTCACAGCCGTAATTATAGCATGTCATATAGCAAGCGCAGATATGTGTATGACCATTACAGATAATCGTGGTCCTTATGAAACAGAAGAAAGATGTAAGGAGCGTATTGATGAGATGGCTTATGACCTCATGGGATTGTGGACTGCTCATCGGATGCCTATGATATTTAAAATGACAAGTTGTTTAACAGGCGATGGCACAGAAGTATTCACATAATAAATTAAACGTGATATAGTACAGCATCACTTATTAGGAGATGAGTTATGAATTATATCACAAGTAACATACCGTATTTTAAAGTTTGGGTACGACGAGAATATACAACAAACTTTGACCGATATCAAGGAGAATTTCTTCATGCGATGGCAATAGGGATAACCACCCTGCCAATGCGAACTCTTAGCTTCCAACTATTGTTTACTGGATGTGAAGAAGAAGAAAATGTACATGGTGGTGCTATGTGGGCTAGGATGCCTCTCACTGCACTTGTAGGTGATACGCCTCTGGATGAGTGGCCTGAACCAATACCTACCCATTTTGCACAACCTTGGGATTGCCAATCACATCATCATTCGGTGTTTGTACTAAATAGAGCAACACCTTGTCCGTGGTTGGCAAAGATAGACGGAGAGTTCTATCCTGCTAAATATTACTTTACTGTCGACTATACCGACACTGAGGTAGCTGATGACCCTGCTCAACACAAACAAAGTCATGTTCTGGAGTTGTTGGATGCGGGTAAGTGGACAGGTAACATGGTTGCCCTTCCCAACAACAGAGTCCGTGTTACTAATCCTGCGTGGTTTGTAACAGGGGACGGCCCACCAGACTTTGCACCAAGTCAGTGGGTACACCATTCTAAACAAGACCCTAATTACGTAAGTGACACGGCACGGGTATTTGACAATCTTTATGCGGAGACAGATTATGAAGAAGATGATGAATAAAAAGAGCAAGGGTATGGCTCGTGGTGGACGTTCTGCTATGAAATCTAAAGGATATGCCAAAGGTGGTAAAACAAAGATGCGGTCTAAAGGTATGGCTAAAGGCGGCAGAATGAAGATGCGGTCTAAGGGCATGGCTAAAGGCGGTGCAGCAGGCGGCAAAAAAGGCGGTAAGGTCATGACAGTTGCACAGATACGTGCTGCTGCAAAGAAAAAAGGCTATAAGCTAGTAAAGGCATAGTTATGGCTAGACGTGGATTATATGCCAACATAGCTGCTAAGAAACGCAGAATAAAAGCAGGTAGCGGGGAGACTATGCGTAAGCCCGGAAGTAAGGGTGCGCCAAGCAAAGCTAACTTCAGACGTGCAGCACAAACAGCTAGGAAGAAGTAATGGCTCGTAAACAAGATAAAATGCCAGCCCGTAACAAAAAGAACTTTCGACCAACGAAAGCAGGGGCTGGCATGACTAAGGCTGGGGTTGCTGCGTACCGTCGCAAAAACCCCGGTTCTAAATTAAAAACAGCAGTAACAGGAAAAGTAAAGCCGGGTAGCAAAGATGCTAAACGGCGTAAATCTTTCTGTGCTAGGTCTGCTGGACAAATGAAAAAGTTTCCCAAGGCTGCAAAGAATCCTAATAGCCGTTTGCGCCAAGCAAGGAAGAGGTGGAAATGCTAACTGCATTGATTGGACCAATAAGCAATATCGCCTCTACGTGGCTTGAGGGCAAGGTAGAAGAAAAGAAAGCACAGTCAGCTACAAAGGTAGCCAAGGCTCAAGCAGAAGCCGTGGTTATGCAAAAAAAAGCTACGGGTGAAATCGATTGGGACTTGGAAATGGCTCGTGCTTCATCCTCAAGTTGGAAAGACGAGTGGCTAGTAATTTTGTTTAGTATTCCGCTAATACTAGCCTTCATACCCGGCATGGAAGGTGTGGTACAAAATGGATTTGAACAACTCAACAAGATGCCTGAATGGTATCAATAT